TTGGTAATGACAGTTGTGTTATTGCTGATAGACAGGGGCCCAAGTTGCATAACTTAGTCTCCTTTAAGGGGATTGATACTGTAACCTTTACAGAGAAAATCCTGGAGTACTACCAGTCTAGTTCTTACTCAGCTGTAGCAGTAGATGGTATTGGTGTAGGCTCTGGTGTTGTTGATCAGCTTAAGCGTTTTGATATTCCAGTACTAGATATTAATGTGTCCTCCCCATCTACTCAGCAGAAAACATTCTATAACCTACGATCAGAATTGTATGGTGAGGTAAGGGATTGGATTAGCAACGCCTCATTACCCTATCACCCCCAGTTACGCTCTGATTTGGTTGGTATCAATTACTCCTACAATAACAAGTTACAGATTATACTAGAAAGCAAGAGGGATATGAAGAAGAGAGGGCAAGATAGTCCAGATTACTCTGATGCACTTGCACTCACATTCGCTATTAACACACTCTCATTCTCCCCCATGCGATATAAACCTAGGCAAGTAGTGAAATCCTCATACCTGTGGGCATAATTAATGGAAGAGATTAAAGGACTTATAGTACTTGGTACACAAGACCTTGTAGACCAGGAACTACTACAGATGGATGAGGTAACTGCGAAGGAGGATGAGAAAAACCTAGACGCATTCTCTTCTTCACTCGCCGCTCACATTCGTACTGTATTTGATACAAATAAGGATGCTAAGAAGTCCTCAGGTATTGAAGAGGAGCTCTTCTCATGCTTACGTGCGTATAATGGTGAGTATGATCCCTCTGATCTACTGAAGATTCGTGAGGAGGGTGGATCAGAAATATACATGAATCTTACCGCTACAAAATGTAGGACAGCTACTTCGTGGATTGGAGACCTTCTGCTTAGTAAAGAGAAGCCCTTCTCCTTTGAACCTACTCCCCTCCCGAATTTACCCCAAGATATCCAAGATACAATTACCACATCTATCCAGAATGAATGGAAGTCCATGCTCAAAGCTACCCACAAAGAGGGTGGTGTAGATACTAAGACTGCACAGAAGAAAATAAAAGAGTTAAACCAGAATCGTAGAGATATTGAAGAGGCAGTCATGGAGGAGATCATGGCTGAGGCTAAGTATCAGGCTAAGAAGATGGAGACTGAGGTATATGACCAGCTTCTTGAGGGTCGTTGGGACACTGCCTTAACTGATTTTATTGAGGACTTCTCAGTATTCCCTACCGCCTTTATGAAAGGCCCAATTATTACTAAGAACAGTAAGTTGACCTGGGTTAATGGAAGTGCCCAGACCTCCTCAGAATTCTCCTTCCTTAATAAGAGAGTATCTCCCTTCGATATCTATCCTTCCCCCAGTGCAAGCCGCATTGAGGAGGGTAACTTAGTTGAACATGTACGGTATACGCGTAAGGAAATCAACGATCTTAAAGGTGTAGAGGGTTATGATAGTGAGAAGATTGAGGCTGTACTGGCTCTTGATCAATCCTTTGATACACTCTTTACGGGCATTGAGTCTGAGAAAGCGCAGTTGGAGATGAAGGGAACCCAGTTAGACGCAAATAAGGGTATGGTGCATGGTCTTCACTACTTTGGATCAGCCTCTGCGAAGCTGCTAAGGGAATGGGGCCTCACAGATTTACAGAATGATGATACGGATGAGCTAGATATTGAGGCAGTGCTCATTGGTAATGAGGTAATCAAGGCTTCTATCAATGATGACCCGCTCTCTCGTAGGCCATACTATGCAGCATCCTTTCAGAATCGCCCAGGGTCTATCTGGGGTCGCTCTCTCCCTAACTTGATGAGAGATATTGCCAGAATGTGTAATGCAACAGCACGCGCTCTGGCTAATAATATGGGAATGGCCTCTGGACCCCAGGTTGAGGTTTACGTAGATCGGTTGGCTGATAAGGGTGCTATTGAGGGGATGCGTCCCTGGCATATCTGGCAGCTTACCTCTGATCCTACCGGTGCTGGTGGTCGTGCTATTAACTTCTTCCAACCCTCTAGTAATGCGGCAGAACTCCTAGCTGTTTATAAGGAGTTTGAACAGCGCGCAGACGACGCTACCGGAGTTCCTAGGTATGCGTATGGCAATGAGGAGGTTGGTGATGCAGCGACCACCGTAGGTGGTCTCAGCATGCTTATAGATAGTTCAACTAAGAGTATTAAGAATGCTATCAGACACATTGATACCGGACTAATCAAACCACGTGTAGAATTTCAGTTCTACTACAATATCCGTAGTAAGGAGTCGAGTACCTTTACTGGTGATATTTGCGTCATTCCACGTGGAACCATGGCTATCACCATTCGTGGTGCAGAGCAGCTAAGAAGGAATGAGTTCCTACAACTCACTTCCAACCCCATTGATATGCAAATCCTTGGATTGGAAGGACGCTCTACAATACTTCGTGAGGTTGCCAAGGATATCGGCTTTATTAATAACCCGATCCCGTCTAGGCTGGAGTTGAAGGACCGTGAGGAGAAGGCAGCAGCTGATGCAGCCAGTAAGCCCACTAAGGAGTCTGCATCTATTGAGGCAACTAAGGTTCAGGTAGACGGACAGAAGGAGATGGCTGCTGGAGCACAGGCTGTTCAAAGAGAAGCTTTGGCCATTAAGAGAGAGAAACAGGATGCAGATGTAGCCCTTAAGGTACAGGATATCGAACTCAAGAAGGAGTCAATAGCTGCTAAGACAGCCGCACTGCTTGAGGCCACTAAAATGACTGGAACACAGAGGGACATTGCTAATAAGAGAAATGCTGCGGTAGCACTAAAGGGACAAGAGATAAAAACTAATGTTACTAAATAGATTAACGCAGGATGAGGTAGATAGAATTAGAGGGGGCAATATAGAGATACTCCGTAAAGCCCTAAAGGAAGAAGAGAGGCTTCTAGTGGATCGTCTGCTAGAGGAGAAAAAGGATGTACAATTCATTCAAGGTGCCACTAAGTTTTGTAGGGCACTAAGGCTAGTAATCAAATAGGCCCCTGTATAAGCTACTACTTAGACCCAATAATGGGTACCCTAAGTAACCTTGTACACCCAGGTCAACAAAGGAGCAGTAAATGGGTAACAGTCAGTTGGAAAAGTTGGAAAAAGAGACCGATGAGCTTGAAGCAGCAATCTTTAATACTACGGGCAAGCCCACTATTGAGGAGAAGGGTGACGAAGAGGAAGGAAAGGAAGTAGAGGATAATGGGGAAGAAGATAATGGCCCTTCTGCTGAGGCAGAACTCAGTCAAGAATCAACTGACTCTAAAGAGAAGCGGAAGTATACCGATTGGAAAACTCGGTATGTATCCCTTCGTTCCCATCACGATGCACTAGCCTTTGACTTGCGTAAGGAAGTATCGGAGTTGAAAACCTCCCTTGTTTCAGCAAGTAAACGTATCTCAGAGTTGCAGGATTCTGCACACAGCAATGCAAAAGATGTTGATATTTACTCTCAAGAAGAGAGAGATATCCTCGGTGATGAAGCCATTGCTGCTATGAAGAAAGCAACTAATCATGCTATTGCTCCCTTGCAAGAGGAACTGCGAAAGGAGAAAGAGTTGCGCATGAAGCAACTTGAGCGTGAAGCGGATAACGATAGGCTGACCTCGCAGAGGAACTTTCTGTCTAGACTCGGCAGACTCGTACCCGATTTTGCTACTATTGATACCAATCCCAAGTTTATTGAGTGGATGCAGGGTATCGAAGACTACTCTGGAGCAGCCCGTAAGGACTTGTTCAAGAGAGCAGAAGCAAACGGGGATGTTGCTAGAGTTGCAGAGTTCTTTGTAACCTTCAAGAACATGACGAAGGGTAACTCTCTTGAGAGTAAGATTACACCAACTGGTACTAACACTGGTACTCAGTCAGTGAAGCAGGGAGATGATTTCGTAGTAGATATGCGATTCATTGATAAGTTTTATGATGACGTAACACATGGTAAATATAAGGGCCGTGCGGCTTTGGCAAAGGAGATTGAGTTCAAGATTGACCAAGCTATCCTACAAGGAAAGGTCCGAAAATAAATGAAGAAAACAAAAAGTAAGGAGATTTAAACATGGCTCGCGTAGCAATTACTAGTGGATATTATGGTGATACGACTGTCGATCATTACGGCTCTGACTCGGCTTCTAAGTATATCCCGAAACTGTACAGCAAGAAGGTTCTCAAGCAGTTTTATGCTAACTCGTTCTATAATGATATTTGTAACACCGATTATGAAGGTGAAATTAAGAATGCCGGTGATCAGGTTATCATCCGTCGGACCCCCACCCTCACTGTAAACGCATACACCATTGGTATGCCTATCACGTATGAGGTACCGAAGGCTGATAATACCTTCCTTACCATTGATAAGGCCAACTATGTTGCATTCCGCGTAGATGACATTGATAAGGCGCAGTCTGACATTGGTCTCATCAATATGTTTGCTGATGATGCATCCGAGAGACTGCGTATCGCTACTGATACTGATATCCTCGGTTATATGTCCACCGGGGCAGACGCAGCCAATGTTGGTGCAACCGCCGGTGCTCTCTCTGCAAACATTGACCTTGGTGTAGTTGGTACCAGTGGTATTGCCATCACCTCCACCAATGCTGTTGATTATATTGTGTACATGAATCAGGTACTGGATGAGGCTAATCAGAGTTCCGAGGGTCGTTTCTTGGTACTCCCGGCTTGGTACTGCGCGCTGTTGAAGCTTGGTGATCTTCGTCGGGCAGATGTATCTGGTGACGGCACTGGTGTTATCCGGTCTGGCCTTATTGGTCAGGTTGACCGTACCATGATCTACCAGTCTAATAACCTGACCCATGCAACCCTCAGTGGCAATGAGTGTTTCTATGCTGTAGCGGGTACTAAGGAAGCTACTTCCTTTGCAATGCAGGTAAGTAAGACGGATACTCTCCAGATTCCTGATTCCTTTGGTGAGTACTGGCGTACACTGTTTGTGTATGGCCGTAAGGTAGTACAGCCTACTGGACTTACCGTAGGTTCGTTCTATAAGGGTTAATTAAGATAGGGGGAGTAGGTATGGGAAACTGTTATCTACTCCCCCTTTTTATGAGGGATACATGAAAGCCAAGCGTATTGATACCGGTGTTATATATGAGTTGAATGAGGCGTACTATAAATTGTATGCAAGTGATTTTGAACTTGTTAAGGAAGAGAAGGAAGAAGAGAAAGAGATTCTAAAAGTGGTAGTAGTAGAAGTCCCTCCTGTTGTGGAGGAGAAGATTCCTGTTGAACCTAAGAAGATGGGGCGACCTAAGAAATGAATTTCCTAGAGATATGTAAAAAGGTAAACCAAGTTGGTGAGTTCCAGGGGGATATTAGCTCAGTAATGGCCACTGGATATCAAGCGGAACTCGTAGAGGCGGTTAGGCAATCCTTTATAGATATCCAACTGGAAAGAATAAATTGGAATTTTTTAAGAAGGGATGTTACATTTTCTATAACCCCTGCTACTACTACATATCTACCGACAACCCTTTTAAGTGGTGACTTTCTATCTGCCTGGAACGAGAAGCTGATACTGTATAATTTTCTACCAGTTCGGGTCATAGATTATGATTCATCTGTTCTTATGGACCCAGCTAAGGATACACCAAGTACCCCAAACATGGTTGCAATCAGGCCATATGATGATGCATTAATATTCAATAAGGTAAATGGTACATACTCTATCTCAGCACACTATTACCTTAAGCCACAGATACTAGTTAATAATACCGATACCCCCATTATGCCGAGTGAGCATCACTACTTGATTGTTCACCTCGCACTTATGAATTTAGTCTCTATTATTTCCTCTGAGATTTATCAGAAAGCAGTTATTAACTATAATAAGTCTATGGGCTACTTACTTCGTAAGGAACTACCACAACTTGTTTTAAGGAAGAGGGCAATAGCATAATGAGAGCACCCACAGTAAGTATGCCAAGATTGCAGCAAGAAGTAGTATACCTTACTGGTGGTTTAAATGAAGAGGTTTCTTCCTTGCAGTTGAAGAGTGGGGAGCTTATATCTTGTGTAAACTACCAGGAAATCTCAGGACAATATAGCGGATACACATCCATTGGTGGTTTTGAGCGTGTTAATGGGATGGGTAAAGCATCAGATGTACCTATAGTAACTACCATTGATTATGGCATTGATGGGGATGTTGTCCTACTTGGTGAGGGGGAGTCCAATATTGTTGACTTATCCCTACACTCCTATGATACTATCAATAATGGGGTTATTCTAACCACAACCCGGTATAAGAATGGCTTCTCCTCATTCCTATTCCCTAAGTTATCTACGTTAACCATACTATATGACCCTGCATTCTCACTTGTTGGTGATTTTTGTTGGGAGGGATATATTTTCATACCAGCTGGAAGTGCTAATGGCATCCTATTTGAGAAGGCTGGAGAATATAAGGTAGTTTTTAATACGACAACAATTGACTTTCATTGTAGTACGGATGGAGTGACATATAATACTGTAATCCCCTCTTCTAGCATACAAACAAATAGGTGGTTTCACTATGCGGTTCAAAACATCTCAGAAGATATATATATATCTATTGATGGTAGTCTTGGACTGCCTACTACTCTTGCAACTCCTATCATCCCGAGTACAGGAGACCTTGTTTTTGGTTCTACAACTCTTGCATTCAACATGGACCAAGTTAGACTGTCTTCTAAAGTTAGGTATCCAGTTGACTTTGTTCCCCCTGCTAGCCTCTTCTCACTGAGTAATGGGTACTTCTATGAGCTAGTAGATGATAGGGATAGGGAGACTCAAAGGGCCCTCATTGAAGCACTACCAGGGTCAGGTCGTGTAGCTGGTATTGCTTACTATAAGGATACCCTATATGGGTGGAGGGAGGATAGCGCAACTATAGCTACCCGTACAGTCATGTATAAAGGGACAAGCACAGGATGGGTGGAGGTAGTTCAACCAATCGGGTATGATTTTGCAGTAGGGTCATCTATATTCACAGTACAGTACCGATTTGAATCCTTTAGTACTAATGATATAGTAATGGTAATAGTGGATGGTGCATCTATTCCTAGGATATTTGATGGGACTACAACCACTATACTTACCAGCGCAGAGTTACCAGATAACCAAGTAACACCCAAGTATGCATCCCTGTGTGGGGCGTATGATAATAGGCTATTCTTAGGATACTCTGAAGGTTCTGTTATATTCTCAGATGTTGGTGACCCAACTAACTACTCTTCAATTACAGCGTCTGCTGGTGAGCTATTCTTAGGTTCACCTATAACTAATATCACAGAGGCACCGGGCAATGTCTTGGTTGTAGCATGTGAGTCTTTTATAAAGATCATTAAAAGTGTGCTTTATGAGGATACACTGTGGGCATTCCAGGTTGAGACATTTAGCAGAAGTCGTGGCTCGAAACAGAATACAGCAAGGAGCATCTTAGGCACTGTTTACTTTGCAGACCATGATGGTATTGTATCCCTCGAATCCGCTAGCACTTATGGATCAATGGAGAGTGCTGTTATAACAAGTAAGGTACAGACCACCTACTTGGCTAATAGAGACGCGATAGTTGGTTGCCTAGTAAATGAGAAGTTGAGTCAGTATCTAATATACTTTAATACTGGGGATGTTTTAATTCTCACATTTGACCTAGAGAAAAAGGTTAAGGGAGCAACAAAGCTTTCCTATGGTAAGAACATCTCCTACATCACTGAGGGGCCATCAACCACACGGGACACCCTGCGATTCTTTGTATCTCCAACTGGGTTTGTCTATGAGTTTGATAGTGGTACCTCCTTTGATGGAGATGCCATTAATTCACAACTAACCACCTCATACTATCACTACAAGACACCACGTATCTGGAAGTACTTTAAACGTATAGTTTTCGAGGGAACTGGAGAACTTGGTACCAAGATAGGGATACGGCTGGTCTTTGATTATAATGAACCAAATGTACCTACAATGCCATACTCTGAGACTACTACCTCTACCTCATCCAGTAGTAAGTATGGGGAGATTCTCTGGGGTGCATTTATTTGGGGTGCCTCTGCTGCTAGTCGTATCGTGTACTACCTCACTGGGTATGGTACAAACATGGGTGTTCAGCTACGTACATCAAGTAAGTATAAGAAGCAACATACACTGCATAACTTCATTGTTGACTTTACCAGTGGGCCTAAACAAGTATGAACATAATCCAGAAGATTCGTAAGCTATTCACGTTTACAGACTCATCGCTAGAGACGCAGCTAAATGAGATTATAAGGAGGACAAATAATGTACTTCAACTCCCGCTTAGTTATGGGAACATTAGCATAGAAGCTGATGGAACATTAGTCTTTAGTGGGGATGCAGTTGTATGGAATGATATTAACTTTCCAGCATCCAACTTAAAAATGGGTGTAATAGCGCCAGATTGGTCTATTATAGTTGGCTCAATAGCGGGATACACATTTTCTGCCAGTAAGAATCAGGACTTACACGGGTGTACCGAGGTACTTCATGATTATCAGGAAGGGACTGACATAATCCCACACATCCATTGGTCTCCAATGACTACTAGCTCAGGGACTGTACGGTGGGGATTGGAGTATGCCTGGGTGAATACTGGAGATGTCAGAACAACATCAACCACCATATATGTAGATTCTGTTGCATCGGTTGCTGGTACACATCAAGTAGTATCCTTCCCCACGATATCTGGTACAGGTATGAAGATTGGTTCTAACCTATGTGTTAGAATATTCAGGGAAGGAACACATGCAAATGATACATACGCTGGTGATGCATTCGTACCAAACTTTGGGATACACTACCAGTGCGATACACTAGGCTCTAGGCAAACCTTTATAAAGTAATAGATAGGAGTATTTAATGGCTAATCCTTATTTTACAGCAGCACCATTAACAGTCTATGATGGTGATATAGCTAAAGCATCTGACTTAAATAACCTAAGTGTTGCTGTGGAGACTGCCTTTGATCTTGGTGATCAGATTTTGCAGACCATAGTTTCTGATACAGCGGCCCTTATCTCAGATGCTGATGCAGATGTAGCACTCACCCATGCTGATGTGGTGCTTACACATGCAGACGTAGTACTCACTCACGCTGACGTAGTACTCACTCACGCTGATGCATCAGCATCTGAGATCTCACGATTGGCGTCAGGTGTCTCGGCTGGAGAGTCCGAGGCTGCAAAGGTTATAAGTGTTGCTCAGGCAGATACTGCAACAGCGCAAGCCGTGATCGCCACCAACAAGGCGGCGGAGGCGGCGGCCAGTGCAGCGTCGATAACGCCAGTGGCCGAGCAGATCCATGCCGCCGCCAGCAAATCCACGCCGGCCGATGCCGATGAGTTTGGGGGGGCTGATAGTGCTGCCGCTTTTGGCCTCAAGAAATACTCCTGGGCCACCATCAAGACAGCAATTCTTGCCACCTGGAAAGATGCGACTGGTGGATTGGTAGGGTTGACGCTGTTCAAGATCAATTTCAGTAACGCAGCTAACACGTTTATTTCGTTTCTCACCAACGCCAATACTGCATCTAGAACATACACTTTCCAGGATAGGGATGGGACGATTACGGATGATACAGATTTGGCACTGAAGGTTTCAACAAGCGCGATAGGTGTAGCCGCAGGCAATGTCCAGCAGGTAGATCAAGCCGAGACATCCGTAGCCAGCGCAACAAGTATCACCCTGGCCACGACGCTTAATCAGCTCCTCACCGGCACAACGCCCGTAGACACGATAAACTCCGTTGCCGGGCGCACGAACCGGATCAGGGTTGAGACCGGGGGTTTTGCTCTCAACCACTCTGCCGGGTTGAACTGCCTGCAAACCGGGGCAACGATTACCACCGCCGCTGGTGATACTTTTAAATGGTTTGCGCTTACCGCATCGACAGGCTTTGTGTTTGACTATGTGAGAGCAAGTGGGGTTGGATTAAAAAAAATCGCATCATACTACAGGAGTGCCGCTAATGAGGGCATCCCAGGACATGGCGATGGTGTCAATACGACACAAGTAATCTTCACAATCCCTACCCCAATGCGATATCTAACCCCCGTAACCGGGGTTAGTGCATCTGATCCAAGCCATTTTTCGATTGGGGATGGGACAACAAATATTGTCTGTACCAATATCGCTTTTGCATCGGGTGGGGTCGGATCTGTAAGAATAAGTGTTACTGTCGCAGCAGGGGCTGCACAGTACCGGACATATTTGTTGTTCTTTAACAATGCTTTAGGAACACTAACATTCACGGGGCAAACATATGAGTAATTGGCAATATGTAAAAGATACAAATGACACCATAGCAAGCAGGATTAATTTGGACGGCAGCGTTGACTCATGCCTGGCTTCATCGCTTCCTATTGGCACCACAATTGATGCGGCTCCTTTGCCGACCCACGAGGAAATTGTCGCGGCAGTCTGGGAACGCATCAAGGCCGAGCGTGACCGGAGAAAACTCGATGGAGGCTATTGCGTCGGTTCTGATTGGTTCCACTCCGATACATTTTCCCGTACCCAACAGATCGGGCTGGTGATGATGGGGGCCAGTATCCCCTCCGGGCTGATGTGGAAAACAATGGCTGGCTCCTTTGTCCCGATGACTCAAACACTCGCTGAGCAAGTATTTGCAGCAGGTGCCGCGCAGGACGTTGCCACATTTCAGGCCGCAGAAACACACAAGGCGGCGATGGAAGCAAGCCCTGATCCAGCGGCCTATGATTTCAGCGGCGGCTGGCCCCCAATCTTTGGGGAATAAAGAAACAACGAGGGGGCTTGTTGTGGGAAAATTCAGGTCAGCATCATACAAGGGAACTCGCCCAGGGCTTGCTGGGGTGTATAACCGGCTGGTGCGGTGGGTTGACAACGGGCCCTACAGCCATGACGAATTAATCTTTTCGGATGGCATGTCCGCCTCAGCATCGTGGATGGATGGCGGGGTGCGGTTGATGCTGTCGGGGTGGAAACAGCCATGACAGGGTGGGAATTGTTTGTTACTGCCATTCGTGGGCAGTTGGGAATTTAGGCAATTTCTGGGGGACTTATGGAGCTTGTTTTAAGGTTTTCTGCACAAGCACAACCAGCATCGTGGTTTATACGGTTTTTTAGGTGGATACCCTTTTCGCATGTTGAGGCGGTCATGTCAGGAAACCGGACACTAGGCGCCAGGCTTATTGGTGGAGTGAAGATCCGCCCCAGTGGCCAACACTCCAAGTATGCGGATGTAGTGGTAGAGGTTCCAGAGGCACTATGGTTGGAGGCATTGTCCTTGCGGGGCAGGAAGTATGATATCCTTGCTCTGTTTGCTTTCCTCTTTCGGATCAAAATACAGAAAAGTGAATGGAAGACCTGTGTTGAAATGTGGGCAGAGTTGCTCAAAAAATATGGAGTAATAATGATCCCTGATACCAGAACCATTGACCCATTTCAGCTTTATCTAATCGTCACCAATCTAGGGAAAAAATGAAGACTAATGGTGTATCGCTAAATATCGGCAGAGGTAAGGCCCAGTTGGTTAAGTTACCAGTCGGCAAGACGAGGCCACAGATAGACGGTGAAGACTGCTACCCTGGATTTCGGTTTGACATTGTATGGGGGCCATTGGTGATGCCGGTGACCAAGATGTATCACTGGAAATTTTGGGCCGGGCGCAGGGATTACGCAGAGCAGTGGAACAATGGCAACCAGTGGTTCACGATCAAGCTACCGTACTTTGCGTTTTTCTTCATTTCGTGGATGTTCGGTAATTTTAAGTTTGGTTCGCCAGGGATGTATTTTGGTGCAAGAACCGCCGACCTGTCAAATAAAGTTGATTGGCAGCTTCGCCTTGATTGGGATAAAGATGAGTATGATCCCACTGCGTGGGCATGGGATAAGTATGGGAACCCCATAGCGGCTTGGCCGGTTGGGAAATATAAGAACGTGAAGACAGTAGAGTTAAGTGTGGCTTTACGATCAGACTTTAAGCATTAATAACGTATTCATCACAGCGAGTGGACTATAAAGTAGTAGTCTATCTATAGCACATCAGACCTATGCTGATAGTGTACTATGAATAGGTTACATATAGGATATATATAAATCACAATAAATACAGACTGACACCATACCAATTGTACTTAACCCCTATCAACATAGGCTGGAGTAGAAGGGTAACTGCATAGCAATTTTAATAAATCCGGGGCATACTGATAATAGTATCTGAGGGGATAACTACTAGGAGCTTATGTGAAAGATAATGAGGGGATGATGGATATGGTTGATAGGTTTACTAAACTGGAACTTAAGGTTGACAAACTGGGGGATATCTTTCAACAGATTGCCACATCACAAGGGCTAATGCAGCAAGAGTTAAAGTTAATGAATATGACCTTGCTAAAGGTAGATAATATTAACCTATCATTGGCATCTTGTTCAACAACTTGTAAGTTGCGTCAGGATTTTCTGGATAAAACTATAGAGTCAGTACACAAGGAGTGTCTTGATAAGTCGTTTGAGTGTGATAGAAGATTTGTTGCTCGGGATAAGATAATGATTACGCTTGTAACAAGTACTGCACTTTTAATCGTCGCAACTATATTACAACATATTACTAAATAGGAGAAACTAATATGGCTGGTCTTATCACTGTGAACAATGGTAATCCAGGTGGAAAGGTTAAGAAAATTGAATGCACATGGGTAGGTGATGCCACTGATGGAACGGTGCCTCCTAAGGCTGTAAGAGCCTTCTCTGGTGTAGTATTAAGAGTAGTAACTGATCCAGGAGACCCAGCACCAACCACCCTGTATGATATCACGCTTACCGATAGTAATGGCATTGATGTGTTGGGTGGGGCTGGTGCAGATAGATCAGCTACGGTAACTGAACAGTGCTTCCCTACAGTAGCAACGGTACCCTGGGAGTGTCCTATAGCTGGAGCACTTACACTAACTATCACGGGTAACTCGGTTGTCTCTGCCCAGGGTTCTGTGGTAATTTACATTAGAGAGGAGTAAAGATGGTAATTGATGCGGTAGTAAGCCTAGTATCACTAGTGGCCCCACCTATCTACGACTTCATTAAGAAGAAGTTTCTAAAGCCAGAGGCTGATACAGTTGAGGCTACCCTATCAGCATTAGCAGATACTAAGCCGGAGATTATGGTGCCCTATATCTCTGCTATAACTGAGAAACTTAAGGTTGATATTCTCTGGTTTAATAGAGATGTGATAGGTACCCCACATCTATGGGTTATTGATCTACGAGCAGCCATACGTCCGGTGACAGTAGTAGCTTCAATACTCATCTTAGGTGCAACTGTATTTGGTCTTACAGCGGTTGATCCAGGGACACGGGTATTCCTAGAAGCAAATGTCAGTAACTGGTTCGGATCAAGAATAGTCAGCAGAGACTAAAGAAAACACTTGACACCAGAATACTCAATATGTTATAATACAGTTAGTAGGTTTCTGTTGTGTTAAACCAACATACCTATCATAGCTAATAAACCTTTGTAGTACAAGGAGTGAATAATGACAATAGGAACTGCTGATGATCCCCTAGTACCAGCAGAGGAAAGAACCTCATCCCTGTTAAATACAGCTAGCAGTAATATGGATACCACTGTTGGGGATACTACTGGACTGCTTAATAGTTCCACTGGTTTTACTCCTACTGCTTACTCTGGTCCGACTACTGAACAGTTGAACACAGGTATTAAAAGTGGCTCTGACTATGTAACCCCAGAATCACTTGTATCTAATCAGATGGCTTCCCTGCTATCCTCTAACTCCCCACTTATGAAGCAAGCCGAAACTAAGGCTAACTTACAGGCTAATAAGATGGGTCTCCTATCCTCATCTATGGCTGTTGGTGCTGCTCAGGGTGAGGCTATGAAGAGTATGCTACCCATTGCTACTAGTGATGCTGCTACGTATGCTGATAAGATGAAGGGCCAGCAAGCCCTTGAAAGTCAGGTAGCTGCTGATAGGGCTAGTGGTATGATATCCGGTTCTCTTAAAGAACAAGCAGCTAGTATTGAGCAACAGCAAAGTAAGTTTAATAAGATGCTGGAGACGCAGGTTGCTGGACTTACAGCAAAACTAACTACAGAGCAGCAGTCTGCCTTGATTGGTGTACAGGAATCCTATAAGTATCTCACTGGTTCCTCAATGACAATACTCAATGCATCCCTGAATGAGAAGTTAAAGACACAGGAGATTGATGCAGCACAGGCACAGGATGCAATGAATCAGTCGCACTCTCTTCTGGAAAACTATCAGGTAACGGTGGAGCAGCTACTTAAAGACCCCGACTTTACTCAGCTACCCTCTGCAACGATTCAGCAGACGTTGAACAATATACTTGCACAGACCGTTGGAGAGATTAGGTTCCTCACTGATTCAGTGTCTATTGATGTATCTCCATACTTAACTGCAATGACAAATGCGATTAGCTTTACAGCTTCTCCTTCTACGGCTGTCTAAGGTAAGAGAAACTAAGAGGAATATATTATGGATTGGGTATCATCGGTTGTTGGTAGTTTCTTTACAAGTACGGCTGTAGCCTCTGTAGTAACGGCGGTTATACAGGGGGCTATCGTGGGTGCTGCTATTGGTGGCATCACAGCCCTCATATCTGGAGGGTCTCTTAGTAAGGGCATTCTCTTTGGTGCTGTTGGTGGTGCTGTTGCTGGTGGCTTTACTGAGTACTTTACTAATGGTATTCAGAATAGGATGGATGCAGAACGATCTGCTGAGGTAGCTTTAAGGGCTACCGGTAAGGTCGAACCACAGCCAAGCCAGTCTGTTATTGGCGGAGAGGCCAAGAAGGCTGGGATGCTTGAACCTGCATGGGCTGATGTCTATAAGGAAGAGAATAAAGCGAATAGAGAACTTATTGCAGGACAGCAGGAAAAGAGTATCTATGCTGGTATTGGCCAGGGTGTCTTTAGTGGACTTGGTTCAATGTACTCTGCTGGTAAGGCGGCTGATACTGCAAAGGAAGCGGCTGCATCTACTGCTGCTACTAGTATTGCAATCAATACACAGAACAACGCGGATGCCCTTGAGAGACAGAAGTTAATTGGGGTACAGCAGAGAGAGCAACAGGATATTAATATTGCAGAATCCAAGAGGGCACAGGATGTTAATGTTGGGTTCCAGAGAGAGGCACTTCTAAACCCAGCTAAGGAGGGGGAGGAGGCTAGAAAGCGTAGGTCAACCGGACTTCTATCCCTCAGCACAAAGCCCCTTCTAGCCCCATTACCAGTATAAGGTATCCGTATGACCATCAAGGAATCAGAGTATGAGAAGTATTTACGGGATATCGGTGGGGAGTCTAGGATAAACAGAGACTTACCAGAGGAGGATAAGTATGTATACTCGAAGGAGTATGGCACAACCTCCACACAAAGCGGGATAGAGGCACAGAAGGCCAAAGACCTAGCCTTTGAGGAGTATATAGGCGGCATGCAAGCTTCTTTGGCCACGGGGCAGCAAGAGATAGACCAGTATACTACGGATGCTACTCAAACCCTTGAAGGGTATAAGAACCCATCAGCGGATGCGTATAAGAGTTGGTATTCTTCACAACCTATGGGGGAGTACTCTAGTATATCTAGCCCCACACAGTATAGGGCATCTGGAAACACTTACCAACCCAGCGATATATTAGTAGCTAGAAGTGGGGGAGGTACCTTTATCCCAAAGAGTATAGGTGATCCTATGGTTGCACCCACACCCGCCCCAGGAAACTACTATGAATCTGGATTCATGCCCTATGGAACAATTGCTTCACTAGGAACTGGTGGTCCTTCTGATCCTATCTTCTCAAGTTGGTCTACTGAAACCAGGGGCCTGTATGATTCAGCATACCAAGAATACCTTACAAACCTTGGTAAGTACCAGGGGGAGTTAGCATTAGCACAGAATCAAGTTCAGGGTGAGGTTGATTTGCATAAGGAAGCCCTTGATGCAATGAGGCAGCGTTTTGAGGAAAGCACAAAAAGAAGAACAGATAACCTATCTGCATTGAGGGTGGGTTCCAATAACCAGGAGGGCCTACAGTAATGGCTGGTGGGAAACTAAAGAAACAAATGATTCGTAGTAAGAACCAGGAGGAAAGGTCTTCTGGGCTGCTCACTAAGCAGATGGAAGATACAAGTACAACCGACATGAACCCAGCACTAAAGCGTCAGGTAGATGTTATCTCTGCTGGATTGCTTCGGTTAGCGCATGGTAAAGAGACCAGGGCATCTATCTCGGAGCAGCTTAAGAGTGGCCCTCCAGAGCAGAGTATACCAATTACCTCCATGATGATTATTAAGCTCTTTAAACAAGCATCAACCAAAGCAAATCAAAGGGTACCCCAGGATGTTATGCTGGCCTCCTTTACTGTTCTTGTTGCAGACCTTATGGAGCTTGGTAATGCTGGTGGATTCTTCAATGTAAGTATGGAAGACTACAACACTGTATCTATCATTATGGAGAAGTCCCTGCAAGCCTTTATGGAAGCTGGGATGAAGGATGGATCTATTGACCCCATTGCATTGCAGAGACAAATTGAGCCACTCATGTCTCAGACTCAACGTAGTATCGGTGCACAGGGTGCCAAGCAAGCCGGTGTTCCCCCCGAACCTACTGAGGAGATGGCACAACAGAAAATTATTGGTGATAATGTCAAGCCCCTAGAGGAAGAGAATGCCAGACTTAAGGGCCTATTAGCACAAGTACAGCAGGGAGGTACAGTATAATGGGGGCATCTTTTGGAGACCTGATGGTTGGTGCAGTTACTGGCGGAGGTATGCTGGGTTTTGATGCATATGGTAAGTCCTTAGCTAGACAAGAAGAGTTCTCTATGAAGCAATTATTAGATGGTAGTAAGGCCCTTAGAGAGGAGCACATGGCCGAGGTTACGAAGTTGAATGCCATGGAGATTAATAAGGCCAACATCGCAAACCAGACCGAGGCAGAGAAGTCTGCATGGGGCTCAGAGGGGTATAGGACAAAAGCCGATGAAGCAGCGCATGGCCCAAGTGGGTATGCTACACGTGGCCAGGTTGAGGTAAATGAGAAGCAGGGGGAAATGCAGATTAGGGTTGCTAAGGCTGCTGCTGGAATAGCTGCTACAGCTAGGGGCAGGGAGACAGCTTCCGCTATTGCACAGATTAAGTCCCTTGGGTTATCCCCTGAGCAAGAGCAGAGGGCAATCGTTGCAGAGGTAACAAAGCTCGACCTCCTTAACCCTAAGAATGAGTTATCTACACAATACTCCAGTATCTACCGTGCTAATTCTACCTTGGTTGATAATGACCCAGCATATGCTAAATCCTCGGCAGCAGAGAAAGCAGCGGCAGCAGATACTATGACGAAGATTCAACTTGGCCAGACACTATCTGCTGGGGTTGTGGAGGATGAGCTTGGTGGTGCAATTACCTCAACCCCTAAACCAGTCATACCGACCACTACCCCAGTTTCAGTGGAGCCAAGGGTGGCTGCCCCACCAGTAAGACGAGGACTGCTCTCCTCTCCATCCTCCTCTCAACCCCCTTATAAGGTTGATACAGAAAAGATTAAGGATATTGGTAGAGGGGTTCTTGGTGGTGCTAGGGAAGTTTTTAGTAATACCTCGGCAAGTGAACTTGGTAGAAATGCAAAAGAGAATGTAAAGAGATGGACTGGAATTAAATAATAAGGACACCTTAATGGCTTTTGATATATTCAATGATAAAAGAATGTTTGATATGCAGCCAGAGGAACGTGCTCCAGTTATTCAAACCTACTTTAATAGGAAGTATAAGGACGATCCTAGAATCTTATCCATGCAACCAGAGGAGGTTGCTGCTGTAAGGGAGAACTATACACAGCAAGCCCTCAAAGCAGTAGACTATTTCCAAGCACCTACAGAACAGCGTGGTGTAGTTGGTAACATTGCCAGTAAGCTACTTGGTGGGGTAGGTGAAACAATCCAGCAGACGGGTGCTGGTATTCAGCTGCTTGATAGTAGCGGGTTTAAGGATGAGGGAACAGTAGCAGATACCGTTGGTAAGTCCATTCGTAATGTTGGTGAGTATATCTCTAACAGTTCTCCAGCACGCCCTACGCAACCAGAACTACGTGGTGAGAGGAGTACCCTTGGGCAAGGTTGGGACTCCTTTATTGGTAGTACTCCTGGTTCTATGACTCCATGGGCCGTAGGAGCCTCTGCAACAGCCTTAGCAGCCTCCAATCCATTCACCCTCCCAGTAGCACCAGCCATTGGTGTTGTCGCTGGTACGGCTGCCCTAGCCCTATCCTTTGGTGGTGGTACTGCAAAGATGAAGTATGATGAGGCTATCTCACGTGGGGTACCTCATAATGTTGCTATGAAAGAAGCTGGTGTACAGGGTATGGCTGAGGCTATCCCTGAGTGGGTGGGTGATGCTGTACTGTATAAAGTACTTGGTAAGACTGGCACTGTAGTCAAGGGTGGTCTTAATGCTACCCTTAATGAGATTAAAAGCGTTGGGCTAAAGGAATTTGGTTCCCTCCTTATGAAGACTATGCCAGTAGAGCTTACTGGTGAGCTTGCAACTACCTATACTGCATTAAAATCTGATGAACGTATGGGCTACCCCAAGCAGGATATGCAGGATGCCCTAGCAGTAACAGCCCTATCAACGGTGTTCATGTCACTTGGCTTTGGTGCTGGTGGTTTTGGCCTCAGTAAAGTACAGCAGGATGGTTTCTATAAGGGACTTAATGCACCAGTAACAGAGAACAGGACACCAGAGCAAGTCAAGGCTATCCGTTCACATGTGGCTGATTCCATCTCTAAGCGTATCGCAGAGGGTACTGGTAATGATGAGTTTGCTCAGTCATGGCTAAACGGGGCTAATCTGGCTATTGAAGCTGGAACTCCTATTGACATGAGTACCAAGCTTATCGACTTTGCTAGTTCACAAATGGAGAATGATAAGGACAATGATCCTATGTCTACTCCTTATGTGGATCAGTTACTTCGTAAGAGTGGTATAGAACCAGATAGTGGAAGGTTCCTAAGTAGGGAAGCGGAGGTTCCACTTACTGCTGACATACTTGGGCCAGAAGTAACCTTTGGGCAGACCTCCAGAGATTATGTCCGGTCTTCTAATATTGGAGAGGAAGATAGGGTTGCCGCTAGAAGTACAGAGCTAAAGAGAGGAGAATTACTTGCCTCTTGGGAAGAAGCTCATAAATCATACTCACCCTCCCTTGTTGGTGAGGAAGAGAAGAGTATTGCAGACTTTAAGAAACAGCAGGAGGAGACAGCAGCTGAGGCATCCTCCGTTTCAGAGCATGAAACAGCCTATAAGGAGTATGTAGCTAATAGGAACAATCCTAAGTATATTGCTGAGATTAAAGCTAGGAAAGCCTCAGTAGAGAGTAGTAGGTTACGTGCAGAGCAGGAGCAGAAGGCTTTCATAGATGAGTATGGAGCTTCTGAGTTGGAAAAAGGAACCCCTGATTTAGTTGAGGAAGTTAGTGTAAAACCACAAACCATTGCTCAAAGGGTTGCTAGTAAGAAGAAGGAGGCAACTACTACAAAAGTTGGTTCAGCCAAGACTGGATATATCGGTGGTCAGGCAGTATCAATGTCTCCTGAATCCCTTATCTACCCAACTGATGAGGAACAACTGGCTGCCGCTCCTGCAAAGAAGTTAGTCAGTAAGAACCTAGCACCGAGTATGCCACAGGAGAGTATCAAACACCCTATTGTATCTGCTATCCTTAATGATGATATTAATGCCATTAAGGAGCACTTGGCTGATTTTACAGACAGTAAGTTGGCTGATACCCCAGAGGAACTTGCCAATACACACACCAACACACTCCTATTAGCTGCTAAGAATGCTGTAGCTAGTCTTCCTCCTTCTGATAGGGGTAGGGCCCTGCCTAGGGTAGCTAATACCATTGCTAAGGCTAATAAGCTCTTACTCTCTAAGGCTGGTGTAGTACAGACTGGACTTACTTGGACACTCAAGGATAACATACTAAACACTGAGTATAAACCAGAGGGTAGCAGTGCTCCAGTTAAGTATATGATTATGCGTGGTTATGAGTTTAAAGATGGGGCTAAGTTTCCTACCCCTAAGGTTGGGAAGGCTATCTATCGTGGTGATAACAATCAACAAGGGAACGTAGCTGCTCCTAGTGGTGCAGATAACAGGCAGTTGCAGATATCCTTTGAGAAAAACCTCGGGATAGCACACAAACCCTCAGAGCAGATGGTAACAACTGGCAGTAAGAGAGCTAGTGATATCTTTGGTGATGAGTTTGCTGCACAGATTGCTAGTGAGAAAGGTAAGACACCCCTTAAGAAAGGCGAGCTAGAGAAGACAAGCTTAGAGGAATCCTTCACACCAAGTAAAGAGGGGAAACCTAAGGAGTTAGTTGCAGAGCAGAAGGTAACTGAGGAACTCCCAGCTAAGGAAGTTAAGGATACGGGTAAGGGTATTCGTAAGGTTTCCGAGAGGGAGATAAATACTAAGAGAGAAGCCCTTATAATTGCTCGGACTGGTGCAATATCAAACTTGGAACTAGAGGACATTAAGGTTGGTACCCCAATTATGTATGAGGTTGATGGTGCAATAATACACTCAACCATACGTGCAGAGGATATTGGAGATGGAAAGGTGAAGAATGCAGTAGAGGATATCACTGATCTTGAGAATGCATTAGCTTGTGTACGTAAAGGAAAGGGTGGTAAAAAATGAGTTGTTCAAATGAGCTAAAGAAGCTAGATGTTAGCATGGCTGAACGTGCAAGGATACTCAGGGATGAGTCCTTCTTGCAGGATAAGCTCGACAAAGCTAAGGAGAGACTGGACTTAATTACTGCCAATGCTAAGGAGGATATTTCCTTTGATAATCCCGATAAGTTCCTAGACTATGTGGAGTCACTGATACCCTATAACCACAAGGAGCTAATGGCTGATGTGTTTAGTAAGGTGAGGGAGTCAAAGCTGCATATTGGGAAGTCTTTCCCTCAGCAGTTAGCAAACATCATTGCTGGGATTTACACCCACAGAACTAAGGAAACCATAGATTGGTCTGGGAGGACTACAAGGGATGCTGGAGCAAAAAGAGCAGGACAAGGTGTACAAAAAGGCATGGAACTCCCTGGAGCAAGCAAGGAAGATGGGAGCACCAAAGGATTGGCTGGAGGGGATGGACTCTCTGTTAAAGAAAAGCCAAGTACCCAAGGTAAACTAGAGGTACCCCTCTCTAAGGAGGAACTCCTTCGTCAAGCTGAGGATCGTGCTGATGTTGCACTAAACTCCACTGGTAAACTTACACCAGTCTTATCCAAGTTTAAGGAAGTTAGAAACCTAGCATCAGAGGCATTCAGATCAACCCGATCACGTATCGCAGAGTACTCCACCAAGGTAGCAGAGATGCTACAGAGGTATGAGAATGGGGTACATCAAGATATGAAGAAGTATAAGATAGTCATAGAGTCCTATGCAGAGAGTTATAGTAAGCTGACTGAGAAGCAGAAGATGATGTGGGCAGATGCAGTATATAGTGGTAACGTAGAACTTAAGAATGCCTTAGTTAAGGAGTTCAATATTGACATTACCTCCTTTGATGCTATGCAGGAGGAGCTTCGTGACCGTGCTGTATCTGTTGGTCTTGTTGATCATCTCGTAGATGGATACTACCACCACAGGAAGATTAAGGACTATGAGGGTCTCATGCTCCACTTACATGAGGAGAACCCAGACATAGCCAATATGATTGATGTGGAGATAGAGCGGAGAAGTAAGAAGTTCGCTAGGGAAGGTAAGGGGTTCTCAAAGAATGATAGGTATCAGGTTATAGGGGATATGCTTAATGCTGGGTATGGTAATGTAATTAAGAAGCCAGCAGGAAGTAAGGAACGTATGATTAGAACTATCCCACCATCAGCCCTCAAGTTTTATGCAGACCCAATCTCCTCTGCTATTGAAGGGACTTATGATATGACAGATGCTGTTAATATCCGTGAGACCTTTGGTGTAACTAGCAGGAAGAAGGAGCTAGTAAAGTTACGATCTCTCTCCCATAGGATTGATAAGCTTGGGAATGAGGAGACTAGATTAGCTAAGGGCAAGGATAATGAGAAGAGGTTAGGCCAGATAGCAAGTGAGAAACTTATGCTTCGTTCTGAGTTTAATGATATGGGGAATAAGCTGGAGGAATCAGAGGGAATCCTTGAGACCTCAATAGCTGCTGTTATCTCTGAGACCGTTGATAAGAAGGACCAGCAGCAGGTTATTGACTTGCTTAGGGGTCGTATCAAACAGAGGGGTGCATATGGTGTTGTAAGTGCAGCCCGTAATATCATGCTTGCTACAACCCTTGGTAACCCACTATCAGCCATCACTCAGTTGGGTGACTTTGCATTTATCATCTATGATACTGGTGTTCTTAACACTATGTCAGCTACAGCTAGGGCAATAGCTTCTACAGTACAGAAGGGTCAGCTAACCAGAAAGTACTTTGATTTTGGTCATTCTATTTCTGATTTTACATCCTCTTCCTCTACTGCTAAGATGCTAGACAAGGTGCTCACTTACTCTGGCCTAAAGTCTATGGACCTCTTCGGTAAGGAAGTACACCTACAGGCATCTTTAAAGAAGTGGGGTGATGTAGCTAAGGCAGGAGATAACAAGAGGTTCTTCGCTAAGTGGGAGAGGTATCTCGGTGAGGATACTCAAGCTACCTTTGATGATCTGAGGGATGGTAAGGAGACAGAACGTGTAGTATTCATGCTCTTTAATGCACTGTCTGATAAACAACCAATCAGTCTCTCAGAACTACCACAGGCATACCTCAAGGGTGGTAACCTACGGGTATTCTACATGCTTAAAACCTTCTCTATCAAGGCACTCAATGTAATGTATGATGAGGCAGCCTTGGAGATAAAAAGAGGAAACTACGCTAAGGCAGGGTTGAAGGTTACTTACCTTGTAACACTACTCGCTGCGTGTGGGGCTGGGGCTGATGAGATTAAGGAACTGCTACTGACCATGACTGGTAGTAAAATAGATACTAAGGATCGTTCCTTTGATGGGATGATGAAAGCCTTAGATGATAACACAGTCGATAATATGTTCCAGTTATTCCTCCTTAATAGGTATAGTATGGCCAAGGGTATCAAGCAGGATCGCTTTATATCCAATGTTATAGATGGTGTACTTCCACCAGTTCGTTTCGCTGATCACTTCATTGCTGATATATTTGGTATTATGAATGGGGAGGGATACAAGGCAAAGTCTATACAGGATATCCCGCTGATTGGTAAGTTTATCACGGGACGTTTTGATGTGAATAAAGAGATGAAGCTGGATATGAACAGGAAGGATATCTACACTCGGGTTGGTTCTGAGGGTATCTCCGCTGTTAGTGAGGAAGTCTCTGCACACAATAGGGCAGCTAGGAAGGCTGGGTTCCCTGATATGGTAATTAAGGGGAAGGATTTGAGGAGTAAGTATAAGGCCAGTCTTGTCAAGGACTCAGATGCTCTTAAGAAACGTAGGAAGTTAATGAGTAAGAGGGAAGCATTTAGAGATGCTTATGATGAAACAGAGTGGGAGGACTAAGGGATGAAGAAGAAAGGGAAAGGTAAGGGTGGGAAGGGTTGTTGATTAGGTAGCCCATAAAACGAAGAGAAAGGCACCACCCTGAGGTTTCCGTGAGGTTACCATAGGGTAGGTGCCTTTTCTTTTACTACCTCTTAGGTGTGCCCTTAAGGTACTTCTTTAACTCCTGCTCAAGCATTACTAACCGAGCATGATAATCATAATAACACTCACCAACTTTTCGTTTATCATTCATATATTCATTACCTTCTTAATCGTAAAGATTATAATAACAACTGCCACACTGAATACTAGAATACATACATCAGAGTCTGTCATTAAAAGAACCCCCTACTAAGTAGCATGGATATCCCAATACCCAGGATAGACCCAATGGTAACCCCTACGAAGGTATCCAGGGTAATCTCCCTGACCTCTTTCCGCACTAGCAGTACCTCCCATACTTTTCAATTGCCACCTCAACCACACCCTTTCCCAATCTGGTATTGTACACATCCTTCCATAGCTGTGCAAGAAGCGCAGGGTTGGGGGTATCCGGGAGTGCCCTCTTTGATCTGCGGTAAAGCAACCTAGACATAACAATCTGGTAAGGGATATTACCAGTCAAGTTGTACTCAGTATCAACACTCTTATACTTGTTGATGATAGCCATGTACTCGGGTCTATACTTAGCATAGTTCTCAATGATGTCTTTCTCAGTAGCTGGCTCCATCTGGAAGATACCCCTAGCTGGTCCACCTACCTGCATAATATATGTACCAAGGTTACTCTCTGTAGCTGCTGTAAGCATTAGCAACTCAGTTGCACTGTCACTATAGGGGATAACATGGTTAATATCCTTGAGTACCCCAGTAATGAGTTTTCGTAGTTGATCTTTATCAATTGACATATCCGTTTGTTCCTCCATTTTAGTGTAAAGTGTGGGAGCTAGTTGGGTGGGGTTAAAGAATATCACACCCCCCAGAACCAGAGCAAGCCATAGTTTGAGATGATACAGTACAGTCCTCAGTTTCATACCCTCCTAGCTTACCCCACTCAACTGAGATAGGGAAGCTTGATACCCTTACGGAGTATTCCTCTTTAGTGAGTGCCTCATAAGGTGCATTATCATAGCAGTGATCATTATATGGAAAGAAGGAGAGACCACCAACAGAGTCCCAGTTCTTCCATACCCATGAGCATACATCAAGAAAGTTATCATCCTGATAGTAGATTGATTGTGAGGGGTTACCATCACACCAATGTTTCTGATATGTACTCCAAAGTTCTAACTGCTGAATAGCATCCATATCCTTCTGCATAACAGTGGTATCTGGGGCCTTACAGTAGAAAGAGAAGATTGTTTTATCCCCAGTAAGTACATAGGGGATACCCTGATCAATCATAAGCTGTGTAAGTGGGTCTTTATTATCCTGTGTAACCCTTCGGATGTAATACTTACTATACCGTGGGTGTATCCCAGAGGAGCAGTCTGCTAGCTGGGAGACAGTGCCAGATGGTTTGACTAAGCCAATCTGCTTACTCTCGTTAATACCCAGGATAGCTGCCCACTCTCTGTTAGTATCCCTTGCTGTGTTCCTCAACTCTATGAGGATACCCTTTAAAGAGGCACCCTCATACCCACAGAAGTTATACATCTCACCAGCACAGTCAACTTCCTTACCACTCATAATGGGGTGATCACAAATGCCAGTCAGTGAGACACCTAGTAACCGCTCCTCCTCTGCGTTGTCCTTCCATACCTTGCGAAGGTACCTAAAGTCTGTATAGGTGGATTGAATGGTTCCCAGGATAGTAGCAAAGGTAACCTTCCGTTTAATATCCTCTAGAGTATCATCGGGGCGTATAATTCCCTCAGCGAGGTTGCACAAGCCACTACTACGAAGGATAGCCTCTGCACAGTTATGTACAATAATATCATCAGCTACAAAGTTGTGCGTATCCTCAACCGACATATCATATACATCAACTACAGGCCCAGGTGTTATAGCTGCTACACAGAGACTACCACCTTTGATACCTAACTTCCACTCCAAGGGGAGGGGGGTAATAACTTTCTTCTTAGTACCGCCTTGGTTAAGGAACTTACCAGTTACTGAATCCCAAACCATGTGGTCATTGCTTCGAGTATACCGAGTAAGTGAGGAGTGTTTGCTGTGTGAGATTAACTCCAGGTTTCCTATAGGGTTATGGTAACCATCATCATCCATGTGGTGAATATCGTGGCCATGCGGGATGGGGCCATTCATACCCTCATACACCAGTCTATGCTCCATACGATAGTCAGTATCCGTAGACAACTTAATCCCCACATACCCAGCACCCCTACGAGTTCTTGAGAGTGCATTGAGTCTATCACCAACCTTCAAATCCTTAGCTTCTACCCAGGAGTGGATACCCCTTGTCTTACCCTTAGTTGCACCAAGTACATAGATTTTGTGGTCAGGTGTAACAGTGATAGATTTACCATTGTTATACGTTATTACCACTGTCTCAGTATCTCTCTTTGAAACCCAAGAAGCAGTGGACTTTCTAATACAAAGGCTACCATTATGGCCCATAGAGTATACGTTGGTGGGTTTAACTATGTCCTTCAACATCATGGGGCCATCAACGGTGTGGATTACAGTAGAACCCACTAAGCAAGGGTTAAGACCATAATGTATTTCAGGGTCTCTACCACACTCAATAGCCTTCAACTTCAATGCCTTCTGGTTTACAATCCCACGCTCCCCACACTTACTCTCATATAGATTGTGCATCTCTTTAGTGAAGGAGGCCAAGTCTGGTTTCTCTGTGAACATAACACTGTTGTTAGCCAGTGCTCTCTCGGGATTCTCAATCCACCAACTACCAGCCTTACTCTTAGCCATTCGTTGGTCTGTCAGATTGCTGAAAGATATACACGCTGATCTACGAACAGAACCAACGATAACCGTATTTGCAATCTTACAAATCAAATCATGGCATTCGATACTATTCAACTTCCTGCCTGAGGCTGACCGGAATAAGGTAACTACATACTTAAAGAGCGCGTCTAGTGGTGCTGGTCCAGAGGCACGACCACCAAACACCTTCAACCTAGCCCCCGCTGGCCTGATCTTACTCAAGTCCCACTTAGGTACCTTACCGATGTATAGGAGGGAGATAAGTTCCCGTAGAGCAGATGCCCAACCAATCTTGCTATCTGCTACTACAATCGTTGTGTCACTCTCAAAGAAGTTATCAGCAACCTCAATCATCTTTGCACTACCAGCTACAAACTGCCGCTCCACTGAGAAGCCGACTCCTGACCCACACATAAGCAAGTAGAATATCTCATCAAATACTCGGGGGTTATCAACAGCTACGTAGGAACAGTTGTAAAGTGAAGCTTGATCGCGGGTACCAGCCTCCCCTGCTGTCATAAGAGCACGCATACTAGGGACAACCCCTAGCTTCATCATCTCCTCCCTAATTAAAATTAATTGGCCATGATGCTCAGTTGGTACCCGACTAGATATGAAGCTAATGTACCGATCTACTGTCTCTTCCCAGGTTTCTCGACGTTTATCCTCCTCTCTCCAACGGGCGTACTTACTAAGATGAATATATTTTTGAAGATCGTTCAAGTTATTTCTTCCTCTTCTTATCTTTTATAAAGAGAGACACATAATCCCTCATACCATTATTTGGGTGGTACCTAGGGTACAACTCCTTAAATCTTTCTACTGCCTTGTCATAATCCTTACCAAGGATATCCATATTAAGAAGAATGTACATGAGGGCTATAGAGGGTGCTCTACTGTGTCCTTGGTTGCAATGTACCAGTACCCTACCACCATCCTCCATATGCCTCTTACGAAGCGTTGTGAGTGCCTTGTTGATTACGGTGGGTGGGATGTAGTCCACACTATACGCATCAACCAGGTTTAGGATCAGTTGGTTACCCCTCTCTACAAAGTAGTAGTCCTTATCCTTTGGAGCAGCATTGGTTGTATACCCAAGTGCTGATCGGTGGCAAGGTTCCTTGCATGCTGAAACAATATAATCAAATGACTTACGTTCCCTGATGTAATTATCGTAGGAACCGACGAATAATCTGGGTATTACCTCTACCATACCTTCCCTCCTTCCATAACACTTCATGTAGATATCATTACTACACATCTCACAGTACCCACCATTGCACTCCATACTACATACCTTCCTCAATGAAGATAATCTCAGCAGCAATATAGTTGATTGCGCCAAGGAGGTCTGCAATAGCCCGCTCAGGGTGATCCTTATAACAACTGGTTGCTTCCTGCACCTTCTTTCTAGCCTGACCTGCTGGGAACCCAATCCCCACCGATCTGGTCTCTACTAGGATTGGCTGCTGGTGGAATGGCAACCCATTAGCATGCCTATCCTTCCCCTTCCCAACACTTGCCTGTAGGTATGCACGATCCAGAACCATCTTAAGTTCCTTGTAGTTATCAGGCTCTACTTTTGGAGACGTAAGACTCCCTATACACCAATCACCCTCCATATCAAGCTCATGATCACTAAGCTCTTCCTTAGCCCAGAATGGTTTAAATGCTGCGCCAGCCCCATATTTAATATGGTCCATTAATCTTCTCCCTTGGTGTAGGTTCCCTTTTCCTTAAATTCTCTAGTATTGCCAACAGTATTATCAGCATACCCATTACTTGCCCACCCACAATTACCCTTGTTCCCTAGAATAAAAGGAACGGAGGTAGGTACTCGTACCATAACACCATCCCCACAGAAGATACACTGTGTCCCTACTAGGGAATCACGGTTGGCTATAGATAGGGATACCTCTCTCTTGTACTCACACTTTGTACACTTATAATCATATAGCATAGTTAAACTCCCGAGGAACCAAAACCATTTGAACCCCTACTAGTTTCTGTAAGCTCATCTACCACCCTAAGTTGCACATGTGGACATGGCTCAATACATAGTTGTGCCATACGATCACCCTTCTTATAGCAGTAGTCCTCATCCCCCATGTTATATAGCAGTACCTTTATCTCCCCACGATAGGAACTATCAATTACCCCAAGGTGTGGTACAATATCCTCACTGAATGCGAGACCACTTCGCCCATACACAACGCCCTTATAGCCTGTGGGTATTGCCATATGTAGGCCGGTGTTTATCCGTTTGCTCCTACAAGCTGGGATACACCCACCCTCACTGGCATGTAGATCAATACCAGCATTACCATCAGAGGTTGTGGGTGGGGTTCCTCCACCCTCTACTACCATGTCAATGAATACTGCCATTTAGAAATCTCCTCTAGCTACTTGTAGTGTAGTATAACCAAGACGCCTCCACTCATCAACCATGCTGGCCCTATCCTCAAAGATCATAACTATTCTATCCTTAATGCCCTGTACTAACTCCGGTTTTACTAGGGTATCATGTCGCTTGTCACCATCTTTTCTCATAAGCAGGTTGGCTGTAGATAAACCCCTGCCTAGTAGACCATGCTTATCTAACCAATTCATGGTCTTCTCTCGTACAGACTCCCTTCTCCCAGTAACAAACATTATATTCCAACCAGATAGGTGCATTGCATTATAGATAGCAGCTATATCTAAGTTGACCTCATCCTCTTCTACTGCCTCATAGAAAGAGTCCCAATCATCAACAGCTAGGTGTTTCAATCTATCACCCACTAATGAGAGGGTTCCATCAATATCAAATACCACTGTATCTCTCATACTTGTTTACCCTCCATGTAGTGGACACACACCACTAATTGTATAGTATCCATAGGGATACCCATCATCATTATCCATCTTAGGGCAAGTACATCGTGGACGCTCCCAAAACTTATGATACTTAGAATCCTGCTGAAACCCCCATGCCTTTTGCAGTTGAAACTCTAGTTCCGTACACTTACTATCCCAGGTGGGTAAATCTGATACCGGGGCTATCTCCATCCTCTTGTAGTAGTCCCTGCGTTGCTGCTGCAAATCTGAGATAGTGGCAATCTCCTCAGCACTAAGGCCCATCTTCTTGGCTAGTGCAGTATTCACACGGTTTGGGTACTTTGGTAGTACCTTGGTTTTGTGGTCCATCCTATTCTCCTCTTGATGGAAGTAGTTCTGGATGCTGGCATTGGGAGTAAATAGTATCAATGAAGGTATGCCACTCAGGTAATCTATGACCCTTGCGCTGGTCAATTATACAGCGGAGAACGGCATAATTAAGTGAGACTACCCTACGTTGTAGGTAGGACTCGGGTAGTAGGGCCTTAAGCTCTTGAATACTTCCGATGTCGGAGGTGTTGAAGGAGTTAAAGTTCTCTACCTGTGCTTCCTGATAGAGTCCAGCCCCCGCATAAGTAAACGGCTCAAGGTCAGAAAGTTCCATCTTCCTCTTCATCAACGTGTGCATAGTACTTTCGGACTGAGTAACCGTACCGACTTTATAGGTGTCAAACTCTGACCACCAATACCTGGGTGCCTCAATATCAACCCACACTTGCACATGCCTAAGCCACTTGTCATGGCCCATACCACGACCAGCATTGGCGGTGGCTGTCTTAGATACCCTTGTAGCCCCTTGATCAAACAGGCAATCATTATCCTCCTTACACCCTGCACAGTAATCCGCACCATCCCACTTAAAGCACCACCACCCCTCCCTAGGAATAGCCCGATCCTTATATGAAAGGCTGAATCCGTAGAGTGCTGTGGAGTATCCTGCCTCTTCGATGATATTTACTTGCATTTCTTTACCTCCGCCTTGTCCGGTACTGGGCATGGTACTGAGAGCCTATTATCATGCCAAGCATCTGTTGCTCCACACTTAATGCAAATCTCATCATATAATGAAGAGTCACTAAATCGTGTCGTATGTTTAAAACCCTTATTAGCTACTTTCACCTCTCCTCCCTTGCGGATCACTTTGGCATACGCCCTGGCACGGTTACAGTCACTCTTATGACTGGCTATGTCTGCCTCATCATCAAATCGTTTTGCTATACTCTCTCGCTCTGCCCTGGTTGCTGCTTCCCATATAATTTTAGCAGCTGTTTCTCCACTATTAATCACTTGCTGCGTTGACCACCATTTCTTAAACCCCATATCATAAACTCCCCAGCCACCTACCATTTTTACCAGTCCTCATAGTAAAGAGCATAGGCTTGCTGTCAATGATTGCAGCACACCCGAGTACAGGACGGATGATGCTACTCTTATTGTACGCAAAGGCATAGTTATCATCACTAATTAGACAGCCAGTATCAACACAGAACAAATTGTGATGAGGGTTAGCGAAGTACTGAATGCCATGCTTAGTGTGGTGGTGACCCACTACTACGTTCATACCAATGTTCTTAGCCAGGGCTACACTACTCTCACCCTTAGTATGTACGATATATACATGCTGCTTATTGGGTAGCCGTAGCGTGTAATCATGCACCCACTTCCAATCATACCTCCCACTCTTTATCAACTCGGGATATGGTCTGAGGAATCCCTTAGGTACCCCAGCAGATCGTGATCTGGAATACACACGATCATCATGGTTGCTGCTAACAATAGTCATAGACGGAAAAAGGCTACCCAATTGGGCAACCCCTCTCCATACATGCTTAATCTCTAGTGGTACACCATCTGCCTCAGGGTCCTTAGGATACCTACTGAAACAGTACTGATCAGTTAAGTCTCCAACATGGAATACTCTCTCAGGTCTCACTTCCTGTTTTACTGCATGGAGAAACCTAAGGGCATCATCATGCATGTAGGGTAGGTGGGTATCGGAGATGAATAGAAGCCTATCATTCTTATATGCTTTAAGCAAATTAGTTATCCTCTCTATCTACTTCATATCGTTGTTGTAGGGAATACATAATAGAAGGGTTATCTTCCACCATGTACGAAAGTGCTTCCACCAACTCCTCAGGTGTAGGAGATAGTAGTTCGAGTATATCATCTGTATCTTCCCGTTCCTTAAGGAGTTCTAGCAATTCATCTATTGTAAATGACACTTGCTTTCCTCTTTGTCTTTCTTCTTAATTTTGTCTAAACCCAACAATTACCACAATCTCTTCCTTCTCCCACTTAGTTTCCTCTAGAAATTCATTAGCTGAGGAGGAACTATCAAACTCGTATATAGTTGTATCGCCTAGTTTAAACACGTAGTATTTAATCAATATGTATACCCTAAGACTATGAAGTAGGCTTTGCCTTCTTCTAATTAATTTTAATTGGTATCCCCAGGTGGATTTGAACTAACCGTAGGCCTCTTATAAGGAGACTCCTCTAACCAACTGAGGTATGGGGATGACTTCAAACCTAGATCAACTCATCCTGCTGATCCTCATCCAACTCATGAAAGGGCACCACCTCATAGTCATCCCCCCTCGTAGGGTAGTCTTCGATATCCTCTAGGTAACACAGAAACCCATCGGGCCATACGGCTACCATCTCATCTATATCAAACATTGTATCCTCTTAGTTTAGTTGAGTCCAAATACCTGGGGAGCATGGTACCAAAAGAATAATACTGC